AGGAGTTCAGCCTATAACATCTATGAATGACCCTGACATTACTCAATTTCTACCTGCATCTTCTCGAGGGATAGAGACGTATGGCATTGACGATAATATACTTGACCTTAACGTATCTAAGGCTGGTCGGAACCTTGATGCTGACATGGACCCATTTGATCGTGATCGTGTTACTAATGTTCCACTTACGGATGATGATATGGGGCTTCCAAGTGGTCCTGTTTCTGATCTGGAGCGTGGATTGGGTGCTCCATCTACTGTTCAGGATTTTGCTCCGCCAGAAGCTGGTTATACTTCGCTCTCTGAGATTAAAAATCGTATTTCTCGCGCTGAAGGTACGGCTGATGAGGGCGGTTATGGTCGTCTTCTTGGTGGTCAAGAGGGGCGCTTTGGCGTTGATTTAACGAACATGACGGTTCAGGAGGTCTTGGACTTCCAGAATCTGCGTGGCAAAGATTCTTATGCTGCTTACTCTCAAGGCGTTAACACGCAGCGTGGCATGACTCGTGCAGATGGTTCTGGTGTTATTTCTACGCCTGCTGGTAAATATCAGGTTGTTGGCTCTACGTTGCAGTCCTTGGTTGATCAGGGAATTGTTGATCCTAATGCTAAGTTTGACGAGGGCACTCAGGAGCGTATTGGTACGCATTTGGTTATGAATGACTTGGCTGGCGGCAAGGGTCTTTCTGATTTGAAGAGTGGCAAGTTGACTCCAGAAGAGTTTGAAGCTGCGCTTGGTAAGCAGTTTGAGGGAATTTCGCGTGGCTTGGATAAGGGCGCAGGTTCTACTGCTCTTACGATTGGTGCTGCGAGTGAGACTGGCAGACAGGTTGAGCAAGGTCGTCGCGATGATAATGTTGAGAAGATCAAGCAGCAAATTGGCGATCAGGCAGAGCCGACTGGCATAGAGTCAATTTTCTATGACGTTATTGGTGGCTTGGGCTTTGGTCTTGGCAAGCCTTTGGCTGACAAGCTGCGTGGCTCAAGCCGTGAGAATCGTCAGGCGATTATTGATCAGCATGTGTATGCGCTACAGAATGGCGCAACACCGAAGACTGATGAGGATGGCAACTACATTGGGTTTGACATAAGCACTATGGATACCTTTGCAGATAAGGTTCTTGCGGCAGATGATATTATGGCCTTTATGCCGCCGAGTTCTGAGGCATCTTCATTTACTGTCACACAGGATATGATTGATTCACTAAGGGGTTCTGGCCTGAATGCACAAGCTGACGCTCTTACAGTTGGTCAGACGTTAAGTCTTCCTGCATATAGCAATCCTGCATATAAAGCTGACGCAGATGGTGATGGTGTTTCAGATTATGATCGCTTCCAGCAGGTCTTTGGCGCACAATCAACTGCTGCGAGTGCAGATCCTACGGGCATGTCAACGGAGCAAGGATTTATTACCTCAGATGGTAAAGAGTTCTTTGTTGATGCAGGTGGCAATGTAGTTGAGATTACAGACGGAACTGTTCCACTTGAAGTTGGCGGCGGTCAGAACGTTGCCGAGGCTCTTGGTGTGACTGAAACAACCACTGGCGGTGACGATGGTTCTGAAGAGATAAAGAACTACACAACTGATGATGATGGAAACAAGGTCTGTAACGATGAGGGTTATGTTTACAACTCTGATACAGACATGTGTGAGCCACCTGCGGAAGAGGAGAAGTCTGATACGGTATCATCTCCAATTGGGATAGGTATTCCATCATCTCGTAGATTTGATGATATTATGGCGCGCATTACAACGCGTGCGCCTAAGATTGCTCCGATTTCTGCGAACATTCGTCCTATGCAGGATGGTGGAATGGCGGGTTTAAATCGCACTGCGGATAACTTCCTGAAAGCTCTTGCGGGGTAATTTATGAATGATCTTAGTGATTTTACTAAGTATCTAACCGACGAAGAGTTAGCGAAAGTCGCTCCCATGTTGGAGCGGCTTAAAACGTTAGATGATAGGTCGGAAAAGCACGACAACTTTATGAATTTTGTAAAGCATGTTTGGCCTCAGTTTATTGAGGGCAGGCACCACAAGATTTACGCTCAGAAGCTGCAGGATGTAGCGGATGGAAAGTTGAAGCGTTTGATTGTGAATATGCCGCCTCGACATACGAAGTCTGAGTTCGCGAGTTATTTGTTTCCAACGTGGCTGATGGGTAGACGGCCTGATTTAAAGATTATTCAGGCGACTCACACGGCTGAGTTGGCTGTTGGCTTTGGTCGTAAGGTTAAAAATCTAATTGATAGCGAGGATTTTCGTGATGTTTTCCCTAATGTCAGTCTTGCAACAGATGCGAAAGCGAGTGGCCGCTGGAGTACAAACGGTGGTGGCGAATATTACGCGGTTGGCGTTGGCGGTGCGCTTGCGGGTCGCGGTGCTGACCTCGCGATTATTGACGATCCTGTTTCGGAACAAGATGCGTTAAGTGTAACTGCGTTAGATAATATCTACGAATGGTACACTTCTGGTCCTCGACAGCGTTTGCAACCCGGCGGTGCGATTATTATTGTTATGACACGATGGTCGATTCGTGATCTAACAGCGAAGGTTTTGCAGAAGCAGAGTGAAAAAGGTGCTGATAAGTGGGAAGTTGTAGAGTTTCCTGCAATTATGCCCAGTGGCGGTCCACTCTGGCCTGAATTTTGGTCTTTAGATGAGCTTGAGGGCGTAAAAGCATCTATTCCGGTGAGCAAATGGAATGCTCAGTATATGCAGAACCCGACTGCAGAAGAGGGTGCGATTATTAAAAGGGAGTGGTGGAACCTCTGGGAGAAAGATGATCCCCCACCTTGTAGCTATATTATCCAGTCTTACGATACTGCGTTTAGTAAAAGTGATAGGGCTGACTACTCTGCCATAACAACTTGGGGTATTTTTCACCATGAGGAGACAGGTGAGGATCATATTATTTTAATTGATGCTGTTAGGGGCAGGTGGGAGTTTCCTGAACTAAAGAAAGCGGCTCATGATCTTTGGGGAGAGTTTGACCCTGATATGATTTTAATTGAGCAAAAAGGTTCTGGAATGCCGTTGACGCAGGAGTTGAGGCGTATGGGTATTCCTGTAACTCCGTTTACTCCGGGTCGTGGCGCTGACAAGTTTACGCGAATGCATGCCTGTGCGCCAGTGTTTGAAAGTGGTATGGTGTGGGCACCTGAGACTAATTTTGCTGATGAAGTGTTGGAAGAATGTGCCGCATTTCCCAATGGTGAACATGATGACTTGGCGGATTCGATGACTCAGGCTATACTGCGTTTTAGACAGGGTGGTTTTATCACCACTCCGAGTGATTATGACGATGAAGAAGAGGCCGCGTTTATGCGGCGTAAACGCGAATATTATTAGGAGGCTTTTATGGCACAAAAAGAAGCAATCATGAGAGCGATCATGGAAGCTATGGGCAGTTCTGCACCGATGACATCGAAGCGTCCGAAAGCGCGTCCAATGTCAGACGCTGATCGTATGCGTCAGCGGCGTATGGATCGTGCTGGTATGTTGGAGGCTTTAGAGGCTGGTGAGATGGGTCAGATGTCTGATGCCGACCTAGATCGTTTGCGCAAGAAGCTGGGCATGATGAGCGGCGGTGCTGTTAAGAAATATGAAGCTGGTGGCGCTGTAAGAAGCAATAAGAAGAAGCCAAAGATGGGCTGTGTCATGAAGGGACGCGGCGGTAAATATAAGGGTCAGAGATAATGCCAAATACTCCTAAAAAATATAAAGGTTTTTCAAAGTTACCTGAAGCGGTTCAACAAAAGATGGACCCTAAAGCGGCTATGAAATATATGGAAGGTGGCGCGGTAGGAGTGGAAAATGTTAAGCCAAAAGCAAAACCATCGCAGCCGGGGTCAAAACGTCCACCTAAACGTCCCAATGCTATGGATGGACGCCGCAAGGGTGATATTAAAACAGAAGAGCTTTTAGCTGGTATGACCAAAGCGGAGATAAACGCTGCCATTAATTCTGGTAAGAACCCAAAGAAAAAGTCTCCTTTAAAAGTTAAAGTTAGCCCATCTAAATCTACAGGAGCGTTAGCAGAGTTTGTTAAAGACGCTGCAAAGTATGGGGTATTAGGTGGTTCAGCCGCGACGGCAAGCAAAGCAGCTAAGAAAGTGCTTGGCATGAAGTATGGTGGTGAAGCTCGTGTTCGCGAAATGTCTCGTGGTGGTGGTGCCGCTGTATCAGGTACTAAATTTACAGGGTGTAAATAATGGCAAAAATCGTTATCAACATTGACATGGAAGAGTTGTCTTCTGGCATTAACCAAGTTGTTGATGACGATTATGAAGACGACTTTGCTTGCCCTCTTGTGACCCACGACAAGGAAACAAATGAGGATCACAAGCAATATGCTATGGATGAGTTTTCATATGGCCCATCCCCCAAAAACTGGGAAAAGAAACCAGAGAAGTGTGGAATTTGTGAATACTATGACATCCGTAGTGAAATGATGGGCTGCATTGAGCAGGGCATGGGCGATTCATATGGTGTAGGATACTGCACGAAACTTGACTTTGTTTGCTCCGCCGAGAATATATGCAATGCGTATGAGGCAGGCGGTCCTATGACAGATTACGATGATATTGATGAGATGGAGCCTTTAGAGGGCGGATCGAAGGATATTTTTTAATGAAGTTGGGGCGAGGGATATCCGATGGGACACCTCCCAGCCCATTGGTGCAGACGCTCCCTCAGAGTTACTGCTCCTTGATGGTAGAGCGCTCCTCGCTCCAACACCTAAAGGGAAGTTAAAATGGCTATTGAACGTGATGCAGGTCCGGGTGGAATGATGGGGCAAGAAACCCAGATTGAAGGTGAGGATTTTCTTGTAGAAGAACTAGGTCAGTCTCCCGGCATTTATGAGTTTGATGATGGGTCTGCCATTGTTGGTGAATACACTGAGATGGAAGAAACTCAGGCGATTGCGTTTGACTCAAACCTAGCAGAATTTATGGATGACTCTGATCTTGGTCAGATTTCATCTACTTTGACTGGTAATATTGATGATGACTTTTCATCTCGCCAAGACTGGGAAGACACCTACAAGCAAGGCTTAGAGTTTCTTGGCATGAAGTATGAAGAGCGTGTTGAGCCATTTGAGGGTTCATCTGGCGTTATTCACCCGTTGCTTGCTGAGAGTGTAACGCAGTTTCAAGCGCAAGCGTATCGTGAAATGTTGCCTGCGAGTGGCCCAATTCGAACACAAGTTGTTGGTGCGCAGAACGAAATGCTTACAAAGCAGGCAGAGCGCGTCAAAGACTACATGAACTATATGATTACCTACGAGATGGAAGAGTATGATCCTGAAATGGATCAGATGTTATTCTATCTTCCAGTCATTGGTTCTACGTTTAAGAAAGTTTACTTTGATCCGTTAAAAGGTCGTGCTGTTAGCCAGTTTGTTCATGCTGAAGACTTAGTTGTGCCTTATGGTGCAGTTGACTTGGCGACAAGCCCACGCATTACGCACGTAATTAAGATGGATTCAAATGAGGTTCGCAAGTTGCAGCTTGCAGGCTTCTATCTCGATGTTGACTTGCCAATGAATGGTGAAGCTGGCGAAAACATGAGCGAAGTCCAAGAGACTATCAATGAAATCCAAGGCGTACATCCAAGCAATGCTTCAGTAGAGCTAACGCTATATGAAATTCATACAGACTTGGATTTGCCCGGTTTTGAGGATATGGATCAGGAAGGATCACCAAGTGGTTTGAAACTTCCTTATATTGTAACGGTTATTGAGAACACAGGTCAGATTCTTGCGATTCGTCGCAACTATTCTGAGTCTGATCCTATGATGAAGCGGAAGCAGTATTTCGTTCACTACAAGTTCTTGCCGGGTCTTGGTTTCTATGGACTTGGCTTGACTCACATGATTGGCGGGTTGGCACAAGCATCTACCTCTATACTGCGTCAACTCATTGATGCGGGTACGCTTTCCAACTTGCCTGCGGGTTTCAAGGCTCGTGGAGCGCGTATTCGCGACGAGGATAGCGCCATACAACCGGGTGAGTTCCGCGACATTGATGTTGCAGGAACGGATATCAGAAGCTCCTTGATGCCCCTTCCCTTCAAGGAGCCTTCTGGTACCCTTTATAACCTTTTAGGCACTCTCGTGGACGCAGGACGCCGCTTTGCGGCTATGGCTGATATGAAGATTGGTGAGATGGGTGGAGACACGCCTGTAGGCACTACAATGGCGATTATGGAGCGTGGCACGAAAGTGATGTCTGCGATTCATAAGCGCATGCATTATTCGCAAAAAATTGAGTTCAAACTTCTATCAAAGGTATTTTCTGAGACAATTCAGATGTATCCTTATATGCCGTCTGCAGAGTTTGGACCTGAAGTCTTTGCGCAGGACTTTGATGCACGAGTCGATGTACTCCCCGTAAGTGACCCTAACATCTTCTCTATGGCCCAGCGCATTGCTCTTGCGCAAACCCAATTGCAGCTTGTTCAATCTAATCCACAGATCCACGGTGGGCCTCAAGGATTGTACCAAGCGTACCGTAAGATGTACGAAGCCTTGGGCGTTAACAACATCGACGCGATCTTACCACCCCCACCACAGCCTATGCCTATGAACGCTGCGATGGAGAATAAGATTGCGTTGACTGGCGGCATGCCGCAAGCATTCCCGCAGCAAGACCACAAGGCGCACATCGAAACTCACTTGGCGATTATGTCTACGCCTGTTGTTCAAATGAACCCGCAGGCTATGGCAACGCTTCAGGGGCATATTCAAGAACACATTGGTATGCTTGCTGAAGCACAGGCGCAGCAGATAGTTATGGAGCAAGCAGGACCAGAGGTTCAGCAGAACCCAGAGGCTATGCAGATGCTACAGCCTGCGATAGAGCGTCAAGCGGCTATACTGATCGCGGATCTTACAGAAGAGTTTACGCAGTCTGTTGAGCCAATGCCTCAAGGCGAAGACCCGCTTGTTGCGATCAGGCAACAAGAATTGCAGTTAAAAGCGGCAGATATGCAGCGTAAGTCTTCAGAATTTGATGCGAAGCAAGAACTTGAGCGTGAGCGCGAAATGATGGATGCGCGATTAGCTGAAGAACGTCTGAATCTACAGCAAGATGCTTTAGAGGACAAAACACGAGTCGCAGAGGATAGAATCCAAACTCAACGCGACATTGCGACTCTCAATGCACAAATGAAGGGGGTTCAGTAATGACCAGTAGTGTACGCGCAAAAATGATGGAAGTTGAGAAGGAGAAGAAAATTGCCACTCGCCAACGGGAGGAGTCAAGCGATAATAAGCTCCAACATCAGAAAGCTAGTGTCGGAGGGGTATCCGCGAAAGCAAGCGGTGGCGATAGCATTGGCGGAGTCGAAAAAGTCAGAGCGAGGACAGGAAAAGGCCACTTCGTTAAAGACGACCCCAACACCCCAGAAAATGAAGCGTGGGTCGAAAAAACCCCAAAAGCCTCTGCAAAGAAAAAAGCCCCAGCCAAAAAGAAAGCCGCTAAAAAAAGCTAATGGCGGCGCGGTTAGCAGATTTAGCTCAATAGCCAGACCCCAAAGATTTCAGGGTGTTTTATAAACCTGTGGGATAAATACTTGTGTTTCCCGATAGATCGTATAAAGTTCTAGTGGGAGACACGCATGGACGCACTACATTTAGCCGATCACCTCTACAAAAAGTTACGCCAACGCCGTGAAGACATACAGGTGTCTTTGGGGACTGGTAATATTGGTTCTTTTGATGAGTACAAATATGCTGTTGGGCAGATCAAAGGCTTAACGTTCATGGAAGATGAAATCAGATCAGCAATGAAGGCGATTGAGTACGCGGATGACTAAAAAACTGTATGTGCCCGAACATGTGGCAAGAAAAGCAAGCAAACCTGCAGGTATGGAAGACCTTCCAAAGCCTGTAAAAACAGCTTTTGGCAAAGATAAGTCTGAAAGTAAGAATGAAAATGATCCATCAGAAATGGATTCATCAGCATTAGAGCGACTACCGCAACCTACTGGGTACCGCATGCTTATCATTCCTTATTATCCAAGTGAGAAAACCAAGGGCGGATTGTATGTTCCAGATCAAATTCGTGACCGTGAATCGTTTGCAACGGTTGCTGCTTATGTTGTTAAACTAGGTCCAGACGCATACCAAGACTCCCAAAAATTCCCAACAGGGGGCTGGTGTTCTGAAAAAGATTGGGTTCTTATAGGAAGGTATGCTGGAAATAGGTTTAAAGTGGAAGGACTTGAGGTTCGTATTATAAATGACGACAATATTATAGCCACAATCCTTGACCCGAAAGATATTTCATATGTATAGTGCAAACAAAGGAGACAGGTTTCATGCAGGCTGAAGCTCAAGAACAAGAATTTGAAGAAACAACATCTGTAGAGTTGGATGACGACTCTGATGAGGTTATTGAAACTGCCTCCGATGATGAACAAACCCGAACAAATGTTCAGGATGATGATGAACTTGACCAGTATAGCGAGAATGTCCAAAAGCGTATTCGTAAGCTAACTGCCGCTCGCCGTCAGGCTGAAGAGGAGGCTTCTGCTGCAGTTCAGTACATTCAGCAAGTCCAAGCTCAAAACGAGGAATATAAAAAGCGTCTATCCACGGTAAATACTGGATATATGTCTGAGTATGAGGGGCGCATCTCCTCTCAAGAGGCTCAAGCAAAACGTGCTTTGACCGAAGCATATGAAGCTGGAGACTATGATAAAGTAGCAGATGCACAGCAGGCTATTTCTCAAATTGCTATAGAAAAAGAACGTCTTCGTGTTCAAAAAGGTCGATCACAGGCTCAAGCTGTTCAACAACAGCAAGTTCCACAGCAGCAGCAGCAGCAACCACAGCCACGCCAACAGCAGCGTGACCCGAAGCTAGAGTCATGGATTGGTAAGAATAAGTGGTTTGGTCAAGATAAAGTTATGACAGGTGCGGCTCGTGCAATTCACGAGACACTTATTGCTGAAGAGGGATATGATCCGACTTCAGATGAATATTATGCAGAAATCGACAAGCGTATGCGTCGAGAAATGCCTCAAAAGTTTCAGGGTGATAAGAAAAGCGTCCAGTCTGTCACACCTGCTGGGAGCGGTAATCGTTCCTTAAAAAGCGGACGGAAAAAACAAGTGGATCTTAATCCCGGTCAAGTACGCTTGGCTGAAAGATTAGGAGTTCCCTTGGATAAATATGCTGCTCAAGTAGCTAAACTTGAAAATCGGAGAAACTGATATGGCAGATCGTACCTCACGCGACACACAAACGCGGGAGCGCCAAGAGCGCAAAGTTTGGAGGCCCGGATCGGCTTTAGAAGCGCCGGAACCCCCTTTGGGGTATAAACATCGTTGGATTCGTGAATCCGTGATGGAGTTTGATGACAAAACCAACGTCCACAAGCGGCGGCAAGAAGGATACGACCTCGTTCGTGCCGAGGAATATCCAGAATACTCAGGTCCAGTTGTAGACGAGGGGCGCAACGCAGGCACTATTGGTGTCGGCGGTTTAGTTCTTGCCCGAATCCCCGTCGAGTTGGCTGATCAACGTAATCATCACTACCAAGGCGTTACACACAACCAAATGGAAGCTGTTGATCGCGATTGGATGCGCGAAAATAACCCCGCGATGCCTAAATTGGCACCGCAGCGTAAATCCTCTGTGAGTTTCGGCTCACGAATCAAATCTGATGGAGAATAAGGATGTCTAACTACGACGCACCTTTTGGCCTTCGTCCATCACGTACAAGCATTAGTTCTCAACAACAGAACCGCTACCGTATTGCTTCAGGCTACGCGACTGCTATTTTCCAAGGCGACTTAGTTGCCATGGTAACTGGTGGTGGCATTGAGCGTGTTGCTGCAGGTGGTTCAGGACTGATCCTTGGCGTGTTTAATGGCTGTAACTATACAGACCCGACGACAGGCAAACCAACATGGTCAAACTACTATCCCGGTAGTGTGGCTGCATCTGACATCATTGCAGACGTAATTGATGATCCAAGTGCAACATTCGAAGTACAAGCAGACGCTGCATTCCCTGTAGCTGATCTTGCTGGCAACTTCGACATCGTTGACAATTCACCTGTAGGTGAAACCACTTCTGGTGGTTCTCGCATGGAATTGGACGTAACAACTGGCGCAACAACAGCAACATTGCCGTTGAAAGCCATTGATATTTCTCAAGATCCTGAGAATAGCGATGTTTCATCGGCAAATACAAACGTAATTGTCAAAATTAACAACCACCTGTTCAGTGCTGGCACTGCAGGTCTGGCATAAGGAGAGGAGTGATTCATGGCTATTTCACGTTCACAACTCGTTAAAGAACTAGAGCCGGGCCTTAATGCTTTGTTCGGAATGGAGTATGACCGCTATGAAAATCAGCATGCGGAAATCTACGACACAGAAGCATCAGATCGTGCTTTTGAGGAAGAGGTTATGCTGGTCGGATTCGGAAATGCTCCGACGAAGAATGAAGGTTCTGGTGTCCAGTTTGATAACGCAAATGAAGCATACACTGCTCGTTATACACACGAGACAGTTGCGCTTGCATTCGCACTAACCGAAGAAGCTGTTGAAGATAACCTGTATGACCGCCTTGGTGCGCGTTATACTCGTGCTTTGGCTCGTTCTATGGCTCACACAAAGCAAGTTAAAGCTGCTGCTACGCTCAATAATGCGTTCGATAGCAACTTTACTGGCGGTGACGGCAAAGAACTTTGTGCAACTGACCACCCACTAGCTGGTGGTGGTACGTTCCGCAACGAACCTTCGACTGCTGCTGACCTCAACGAAACATCACTTGAGAATGCTCTTATCGACATCTCAACATTCGTTGACGAACGCAACATGATCATTGCTCTGCGTGGCACTAAGTTGATCATTCCACCACAACTGCAATTCGTTGCAGATCGTTTGTTGGAATCAACTTTGCGTGTTGGCACAGCAGACAATGATGTTAACGCGATCCGTAACATGGGTATGCTTCCAGAAGGTTACAGTGTTAACCACTTCTTGACCGACCCAGATGCGTTCTTCATTAAGACTGACGCACCTAATGGCTTCAAGCATTTTGAGCGTTCACCAATGCGCACAAACATGGAAGCGGATTTCGACACAGGCAACATGCGCTTTAAAGCTCGTGAGCGTTATAGCTTCGGCTATTCTGACCCACGCGCAGTATTCGGTTCACCCGGAGCGTAATCTGTGCTACAGTAGGGCACGACATTGTTCATGTTTTGCTCCTTACTTAGAGGCGGCTTTCAGTCGCCTCTTTCTTTTTGTTTTATTCTTCTGTATTGTTTAGGCATCCCTGACAGTCGCATGGTGCGGCTGACACTTGCCACGACAGGAGATTGACATGGCTACTTCAACTTTTTCCGGCCCGGTAAAAAGCAATTCCGCTTTTTGGGGCAATCCAATCCTTTTCGCAAACCTGCCTGCGGCTGCGGCTGCTAACGAAGGTTATATCTATTACGTTTCCGACGCCCGTAAGGTATCTGAGACGGCTGGCAATGGCACGGGTAACTTGGTGTTTTCAGATGGAAACAACTGGATTCGCGTAGATACTGGCGCAACTGCCACCGCATAAGGAGAACTTAAATGGCTGGTCCAGTAAAGGCATATAATTGGGCGCAGGGAACATCTGCGGCTGTTGTCGGTCCCGCACGTTCGCGCATTCGTCAAATTGTAATTTACGCTGCTGCGGCTGGCGCTTTTACGATTAAAAACGGGAGCGGTTCGGGAGAAACTCTGATTACGCAAACTTTTCCAGTGGGTATGCACCATCTGAATATTCCAGATGATGGCATTTTGGCTGGTAGTGGCGCGTATATTAGTGCTTTCACAGGGTCCAGCAACGAACTGACAATATTTTTGTCATAAGGAGTCAAGATGGCTGGGAATGAAGTCAAAGCGGTTCACAGACACGATTCTGGATCGTTTGCTTCAGGTCGCGGTCGTTTAATGGGCTTTATTATAAATCACGACACAGGCGCGACAGATCAAGCATTTATTTATGACAATGCTTCTGCCGCGTCTGGAACTGTTATTTTAGAGTTAGATGAGTCTGGAAAAGGAGTTTTTGGAATGGAAATTCCGGGTGATGGGATAATTTTTGAGAACGGACTTTGGGGTGTATTACCAAACAATGTAACGCTAACTTTGTTTGTGCAGAGGTAAAATGGCTCGTAAAAAAGAAAATTCGATACGCAAAACCACTGGTAAGGGCGGTAATTATCGTAAGACCAAATCAGGGGCTGGCATGACCAAAAAGGGTGTTGCCGCGTATAAAAAAGCAAATCCCGGCTCTAAGCTCAAGACTGCTGTAACTGGTAAGGTCAAAAAGGGTAGCAAAGATGCAAAACGGCGTAAATCTTTCTGCGCACGTTCTGCGGGTCAAATGAAAAAGTTTCCAAAAGCGGCGAAAGATCCTAATTCACGCCTAAGACAAGCGAGAAAGCGGTGGAAATGCTAATGGCGGATAAGAGTGTCCACGATTTGGAGTTGGAGCTAGTGAAGTTTCAAACGCAGCAAGATCATTTAGTAGACAGCGTAGATAAGCTGAAAGACGACATGAAAGAAGTCAAAATCATCCTGTTTCAAGCGAAGTGGATGATTGTTGGTGCTTTGCTTGTAGCAGGGCTGATGAATAGTGATATGCTTATGGAAGCAATCATAGGGTTGGCAAGATAATGGCGATTGGTCGCTCTCAAATGTCTCAACAGGTGGCAAATCCACCTATGAAGAGAAAGGTGAAGAAAAATGCCAAAAGACGCATGCTACCGAAAGGTAAAAGCAAGGTACAAAGTTTTTCCAAGCGCATACGCAAGCGGCGCAATCGCTAAATGCCGAAAAGTAGGCGCAAAGAATTGGGGAAACAAAAGTAAGAAAAAGCCTGTTAATAAGGCCATAGGTGGTGAGATAATGCCGTCAAATGAGTTTCGTAAGCGTCCAGTGCGCCGTATGTTAGGTGGCGGAGAGGCGATTGCAAATGGATGCGGCAAAGTAATGACAAATCGTCGTAAAGTGACAAAGTTGAGCTAATGGCTGTTCGTAAGACAAAAAAAGGTGCTGCACTCAAGCGTTGGTTTAAAGAGGACTGGAAGGATGTCCGTACTGGCAAGGCTTGTGGTCGCAAAAAGGGAGAAAAGCGAGGCACACCATATTGCAGACCAACAAAGCGTGTAAGTTCTAAAACGCCAAAAACCGCGTCAGAGATGACATCGACTGAAAAGGGTAGTAGAATAGCCCAAAAGAAGCGTCTTGGACAACCTGCAGGAAAACCGAAGCGCGTTAAGTCGCTTAAAAGGAAGAAGAAATGACCGTATCAGGCTCAACAGACTTTGAATTAGATGTAGCAGAGTACATCGAAGAGGCTTTTGAGCGGTGTGGCTTAGAAGCCCGTACAGGTTATGATTTGCGCACAGCGAGGCGTTCTTTAAACCTTATGTTTGCAGATTGGGCGAACCGTGGCCTAAATCAGTGGACAATTAAGCAAAGGACTATCACAGCGATAGAATCTGATGGCGATTATACGCTAGATGGGGATGTTATAGACATTTTGTCCGCAGTTGTTCGCCGTAGTGGTACAGATTATTCTGTAGATCGCATCAGCCGCGACGAATACATAGCAATTCCAACAAAAACAACTGAAGGTCGTATTACTCAGTTCTTTGTTGATCGGCAAATAACGCCTGTTTTGAAGGTTTGGCCTGTTCCAGATAACAGTACAGATATCATTGTATATGATTGTCTAACTCGTATTGATGATGCAGATACTCAAACAAACACTGCAGATGTTCCATTTCGCTTTTATCCATGTCTTTCAGCGGGATTGGCATATTACATTGCACTAAAACGTGCGCCGGAGCGCGTTCAAATGTTAAAGGCAGTGTATGAAGAAGAAATGCGCCGCGCGATTGACGAGGACAGAGATCGTGCATCTTTCCAAATAACACCAAGTTTAAGGAATTATCGCATTGTCTAAATTTGCAACAGGTAAATGGGCCTACGGCATTTCAGACCGATCTGGTTTCAGATATCGGTTAAAGGACATGCGTAAAGAGTGGAATGGCCTTCTTGTTGGTAAAGATGAATGGGAAGAAAAACATCCGCAACTAGAGCCTTTACGAGTTCCCCCAGATCCACAGGCAATAAGAAACCCTAGACCTGATCGTAAAGAACCTTTGAGGGTTGATGTCGGTGGTGGTGGTTTTCCGTTTCGTGGCCCTAATTTAATAGCTGTAGGGCAAGTTGGCTTCGTTTCTGTCGTGACAATAGATTCTGGTGCAATAGTTGTTACAGGTGCCGCAGGAACTGGATCAGTTGGTTCTGCTTCCGCCCTTGGAATTAATACTTTTACAGTTACGGTAGCAAATTCTGGTTATGGTAATAAATATTATATCAATGGGGTCGAGCAAGCTACAGTCACTATAAATGAAGGGGAAACTTATAGATTTGACCAGTCTAATAATAGCAATTCTGGACACCCCTTGAGGCTTTCGACTACTTCTGATGGGTCGCATGGAGGTGGTTCTGAATACACATCAGGTGTTACAACAAATGGAACACCGGGTAGTTCTGGAGCTTATACGCAGATAACCGTAGCTTCTGGAGCGCCTACACTGTATTATTACTGCACCAACCACAGCGGCATGGGAGGGCAAGCGAACACGCCATGAGTTTTACATACGCACAGCTTAAACAAGCAATTCAAGATTACACTGAATATAAAGAATCTACTTTTGTAACGAATATACCTTTGTTTATTCGTGCTTCAGAAGAGCGAATTCTAAAGACTGTTCAATTAAGTCTGTTTAGGAAAAACGCGAGTGCAACGCTTGCGGCGCTTAATCAATATTTATCAATGCCCACTGACTTCTTGGCTCCTTTTTCTTTAAGTTTAGCTGGAGCAAATGGCGATAGATTCTTTTTAGATTTTAAAGACCCTAGTTTTTTGCAGGAATACAATCCTGATTCAACCACAACGGGATCGCCACGATACTATGGAGTTTTTGATTATAAAAACTTTATGTTGTCTCCTACTCCAGAAACTAATTACACTGCGGAACTGCATTATTTTTATAGGCCGGAAAGTATTACGGCAGGTGCAGATGACAGTACAACTTGGTTAAGTGAGAACGCAGAGTTGACGCTTTTGTACGGATCTCTGATAGAAGCATATATTTTTATGAAAGGTGAACAAGACCTTCTATCCTACTATGACAAAAGATTTAATGAGTCTTTGTCTGGATTAAAAATGCTTGGGGAGGCTAAAGAAACAACAGACGAATACCGCACGGGTAAAGTTGTAAGGGCGAAACAATAATGTTTGAATTTAAAATAGATGTACCACAGGATGAGTCAATCGTTGGAGTAAGAACCACGAAGAATCGTGGGTTCAACCCTGATGAGTTGGCAGAGCAATGTGTTTCTAAAATAATTTCGGTTTCTAACAGTGCCCATCCGGGTATAAGGGACCAAGCTCGTGCTTTTTCCAAGCACGTAGAGAAGCTCGTTGCATATTATATGCGACAGGCTATTCACAGCGATAGGACGACTGTGTATAATGCTCTCAAAGATGCAGGGCACCCAGAACTGGCTGAACTTATAAGGAGACTTTAAAATGGCTTTCAGCGGAAACTATATGTGTACTTCTTTTAAGCAAGAGTTGCTTACGGGTACGCACAACTTTACCAACTCAAGTGGTAACACTTTTAAATTAGCACTATACACCAATAGTGCAGCTTTTACGGCAGCGACGACTGCTTACACAGCCTCAAATGAAGTGGGTAACTCTGGCACGTACACTGCGGGTGGTGGTGCGTTAACAAACGTAACCCCAACAACGTCAAGCACCACAGCATTCACTGACTTTGCGGATTTAACGTTTACGTCTGCGACAATCACCGCGCGTGGTGCGTTGATCTATAACGACACCGCGTCAGGTGATCCTTCTGTTGTTGTGCTGGACTTTGGCTCAGACAAATCTTCTACATCTGGTGACTTCCAGATTGTATTCCCAACTGCGGATAGCTCTTCGGCAATCATCCGTATCGCATAAAGGGCTAAGATATGGTGACGCTTGCAAACCGCGTTAAAGTTTCAACCGCGACTACTGGTACAGGTATTATTACGCTGGGGTCAGCGGAGGACGGTTATCAAACCTTCGCTGGCGGCGGTATATCTAATGGTGACACTGTAAGGTACGTCATAGAAGATGGCGCAAATAACTGGGAAATCGGCACAGGCACATATACGGCTTCTGGCACTACTCTTAGCCGTACTGTGACTGAAAGCAGCAATTCAGGATCAGCGTTAAATCTGTCTGGCTCTGCTGTTGTTTTCTTGTCGCCTGCCGCGCAAGATTTCAATCAGACAGTGACGCTTTCGGGTGATGTCACTGGCAGCGCGACACTGACAGATTTGGGTGACGCCACAATTAATGCGACAGTTGTGGATGACAGCCATAATCATGTAATTGCAAACGTTGATGGCCTTCAATCTCAACTTGATGCGGCACCAAGCGTTGCAGGCACTTTAACAAAATCATTTGTTTCTGGTGAAAGCAGCACCATTTCTCTTTCTAGCAGCATTACGCCAACGCCTATTGTTTCCGCGACTAAAGAAATTTCTCAGAGCGGTGCAAGTAGCAAAGGCGCATGGGACGTAGCTTCCAGCGGTGACAATTATGATGTTAAAAACGATGCGGCGAACACATCTTTGTCTGTTGGTCTTAATGTTACAACATTAACCGGAAGTGGATATAATTGGAATACAAACACAAATACTGGTGAAAATACTCCACGCGGAGTTTATGTAAAGCCAGATGGTTCGCAGCTTTTTTACCTTGGAACAGGCCAAAACCGCGTAAGTAAAATTAACTTATCACCACCATTTAGTTTGCAAAATGCGACTTTTTCTCAAAATTCAAGTTACATTGGTAGCTTTTATGACCTTACATTTAAGCCTGATGGAACACGTTTTTACTGTACCACAAACAACGTAAGGCAATTTGATCTTTCAACGGCTTGGGATTTATCGTCAGTTACCGCCAATGGAACATTTAACGGCGCGTCTTATTTCGGTGGGCTTTCATTTAAGCCAGATGGCACAAGAATGTATGGAGTTGAAAACTCAAATGAAAAAGTATATGAATACGCTCTTTCAACGCCGTGGGATATCACAACGGCTTCGGAAACAGCTAATATTTACATAGGTGACGTTGAGCTTAATGCACAAGCTATTCAAATAACTGATGACGGGAAAACTGCTTTAATTATTGGCTCTGGAATTATTCACCAGTTTACCATGTCAACGGCTTGGGACATCAGCACCCTAACGAGCGCAAATTTAAATAAAACAGGTTTTGGCTCCTTAGCAACCGGCATGTATTTTGATGAAAATGCTGGCAAACTTTATACCACTAATTTTTCTAATGACTTAGTTCAAGAATATAATTTGGCAAAAACATTGCAGTTGGGATCAGGGTCTTTCGCGGCATCAGATGTTGGGAAAACTGTTTCAACTACAGACGGGGGCGCGGCTGTTCTTGCGGCATCTACTGGGCAGTACCGTGAAAAATCTGCTTTTGCATCTGACTCCTACGCATCAGGAAATTGGTCATTGAGCGGAATAACAGCGGATGCCACTGCGGGCCTTAAAATATCAAATTATTCAGCGGGTCTTAACGACATAGCTTACGCAACAAGTAATAATAGTATTAGTTCAGGCCTAAATAACACTGATGGTATTTTCTTTAAGCCAGATGGAAAAGTATTTTTTTACA